GCAAACGCCCTAGCCGCGAGGAGATGTCTAAAGTCAAAGCAGCAGAGCCTAAGCCATTCGCTGATAAGTTAGCAGACAAGAAGGATAGTGTTAATTGCGGAAGTGCTACGCCATAGCCCAACTTGCGCTTCAACGCCATAACCTGCGTTATTGGCTCGGTTAAGAAAAGTCTTGTAAGTCGTAGTGTTGGAGTAATTCATTAAGTGAATAGTGTTTACATAGTTAAAGTTTGAAGCATCTGGCGCTGAGTTATTGTCGCAATAAAACAGGGTTTGAGATGAGCCACGATATGACGAAGCCGCTGAACCGTTGCCTGTTAGCCCTGTTCGCGAGTAGTTGCTGCCAGTATCGACTGAACCATTACCTACCTGCATGTAAGTATTAGTAACGGTTGAAGCCTTAGCGTTGATGATGACGATTAGATCTGTATAGGCAGAACTGATGCTGCTGAAAGTGGTCGTGGCTGCCGCGCTGCCAAGTGTTGTAGTCGCTATCGGTTCATAAGTTTTAGCCATTATTTGACCCCATAAAGCGCGAAGGTAGAATTGGTTACAAAGTCGGCTGAACCGCCTTGAGCGTATAGAACTATTGAAGTTATAGCCTCTGGAGTTTTAAACCATAGACCGCTAGAGAACCGTAAGTCTCCGCCTGCGCCGTTAATATCTGCACCGCTTAGAGTTCTAATAGTTTTGTTCTTGTTGGTTGAGGTGTAACCCAAGATGTCTATAACTCCTGCGCCGAACATCGAAGCCCCAGCCGATGCTCCAGAACCGATAGCGCAGTTAGATAAAGTATCCGAAGTTGTCGCACCTGCTCCAGTTCCAGAACCGTCACCGTAAAGGAAATGCCTTGCATAGTTGGACGAACTATCGCCATTAAACCTTATAGAGATGCTGTCTGTTCCGCTTGCTCTGGTCGAGCGCGAGATATACCTAATCTGTAAGTGTTTATATCCAGAACCGATACTGTTAAAGGTAATCAAGTTTTGGTTGCTGCCGAGAGTTACGGTCGCAATAGACTCATAATCGCCCACCGCGGGCGCTGCTCCGCCCATTAAAGCGGCGATATTATTGAGCATTAGGCAATAGCCCCCACGATGTACCAAGTATCTGTGCCAGTCTTGATGCAGGCGGCTGACTTATACTGAGCAACTGTTGGAGCGGCTGCTACTGCACCGGCTGAAAGGACTGTGGTTGTGCCTGATGTAACGGCTGAGATAGTGCAAAGTCCAGCGCCGATGTTGAGAACGGTAATAACTGTGCCAATAGGAAAGGCTACGCTTGCGTTGGTAGGGATCTTGAACGCGATAGCGGTTGCCTTATTCATAATCTCTAGGCTCTGATACTGGTCATTCAAGACCGCTGTGTAATCGCCTGTGTTGGTCGTGATCGTGAAGTTCACTAGACCGTTGTACATAGAAGCAGAAAGGACATCGCCTGTTGCTGCTGGAAATCCGACTGGTGCCATTTATATCTCCTAGTACGCCATTATGTTAGTGCCGATTATACCTGATATGTTCGAGCCGATGATGAACCCTTCAACGATCGGTTCGAGAGTTGTCACAGTTACCTTCATGGAATTGGGCGTGATATTCCAGTCCAGTCCTTGCGCTTGCAAAGTCTTGACAATGGTTGAGCCGTCTGGCTGAACATTGGTGATCTTTAGATTAGAGAAGTAGTCAAGTGCCAGCATGGTTGCAGTAGGAACTGCTGGATCAAGCAGATCAACCGTCATGGCATCTATTCGGATCGTGGTCTCAGCTCTAGTTGCCACATAGATTTTGGCTATGTTTAGCGTATCTGCATCTGTTTGGGCTACTAGGTTGCTTTGATTAAGTTGATGCGGGAAGTATTTAGCGATCGAGGCTAAGTTCTCTGATACCTGCTGAGTGCCACCTACGCGAGTCATGCCAGCGCTGTTGATGATCAACTTGTCATCGAATGCGAAAGTAAGGTTGCTGTAAGGAATGCCAGTAGTCTGATTAAACTCGATCGGAGTCTCGCCATACTTCTTGATTACATTCGTGCGGTTCAGGAATATCGCAGTTCCTTCAGAGTTGATATAGAACGCACCCTGCTCTGAGAACTCTGCGTTCTTTAGCGCATCGAGCGCTGTTCGAGAAGTGGCAGGATCAGCCAAGCAAGTGGTATTGCCTGTGTCGATCGTGCGCATGGAAGCAGGCCATTGAACTTGCGAAAGAATGCGGTTTATTCGAGTGCCGGTATCTTGCCCAGCTGTGGCATCTGCCACCGTTGTAATCCCAGCTTGTTGCATAAGTCTAAAAGCATCTGAGCAGATTATGTCAACATAGCCTGTCTCTTGGCCTTGAGGATAGGTGTACTTGTATTCAGTCGTATAGCCAGAGAACAGGAAGTAACCCACGCCGCCCACCGTTGCTGACACACGCAGCTTGCGAAGCGGAGTCAAGAAGCCAAAGTAAGGAGAGTTCACATTCTGTGGATTAAAGTCAGAGTTAGGATCTAGGACTCTGATAGTTGCAGACCCAGCCTCATAGGTATCGCGCATGATATTGCGACCACGCTTAATACTGATCTGTCGAACATTCGGAGTCAGATCGACCGTAGGTTCTGGAGTAGTTGTCGAGGCTAGTGTGCCTGTACCAAGAACGCCATACTTCTCATCGCCAATAGTAAAGGGATACCCGAAGGTAGCGCCGCTAGTAAAGTCGAAAGATACGGATATCTGCGCTGGAAGTGCCATTACCCGAATGACCCGCCTTGACGAAATATGGAAGCGAACTTAGCCTGCAATGAGTCATTGAGTAGGCTGTCGCGGATAACATCGGTTAGAGCTTCTTGAGCAATAATTGAGCCAGCATTTACATTGACTGTGAACTCGACCCCTGCTGCGCTTGTTTGTGTCGATCCTTGAGGTAGCGAGTATTGCTGACCAGTTACGCCATAACCTGAAGCCATCGATGTTGGCATGACTTGTACATTACCAGCAGCAATGCGACCAACCTGTGCCTCGATCATGTCGAGATAGGACTTCCATGCTGTGAATGGGTTCTTTGCATCTGGAAGGCTTGCTAGATAAGCAGATAGTTGCTGTGATAGTCCTTGAGACTTGGCTAGTTCCCCGGCAAGTTTAGATGCCTCTGAAGTGTTGCCGGTCAAGATAGCCAGTTGAAGTTCTAAGCGCTTGCGTTCCTCAGCTGAGATATCGCCCTTAAGTGCAGCAATGATCTGAGTCTGTTGAATATCAAATAGAGTGCCAGCCTTTTGCAACGCTGTCTGCTCTTTGATCGCTTTAGTCTGCTCTTTGGTTGTCTTGAGCAAAGCATCGCGGTTCTTTTTTGCTGCCTTGTCGGCTGCTGCTTTAGTTAATTCTGCTCTGATCGCTGGAGTAATTCCAGACATATCTCGGCCGCGGTTCATCTCGGCTTCACCTATTGAGCGGAAGGCTTGCAAGTCACCACGCGCTAGGGCTGCTAACTGACCAACGCCAACGCCAAAGCGGCGGACGAAGGTAGCAAGTGCAGTAGAAGTCTTTTCGATTAGGTTGAGAGTGTTAGTAAGTCCACCTTCTCCACCGCCGCCAAGGGCTGCGAGTGCATCTAGTAAGCCACCACCGATAATCTCTTTAGCGTTGTTGCCTGCGACTGATAGGCGTTGCAAAGCTCCTGCATAGGTATCAACTGCAACGGTAGCCTGTCCGCCGAATAGATCGTTGATGCGTGTTTGGACTTCCTCGAAGGACATGGCCTTAAGTTCTGCTTGAGTTAAACCGATGCCATATTTGGAAAGGGCGCGAGTCTGTCCTACATAAGCCTTAGATAAATCTCCTGCTACTGATACAACATCTGCGCCGCTTGCTGCGCTGAGATCAAGTGCCGTGCGTAATAAATCTTGGGCTTGGCTGACTGACCCCACGGTGGTCAATAGTCTCTGAAAGGCCGGGCGAAGTTGATCATCGAGGACACCGAACTGCTTTTCAAGATCAGCAATAAAGGTACGAACTGAAGGATCTGCAAAGGCTAAGCCTAAGTTGTTTAAAGACTGTGTTAATACTCTTGCCGCTTTATCATCGGCTGCAAAGGCTTTGGCAGCATCGAAGCTGCGGCGTGCTAGTTGCTGCGCTGTGAATAAACCTAGGTAGGATTTAGCAAGGTTCTTAACCTGAGAGTTAAGGTTAATCGTGGACTTGGCGGCATCTGCAAAGGCTTTTTTACCAGAGAATACCGAAGCAATATCTATCTTTAGATCAGCCATTATTTAGCACCTGTCTTTGCTTTAAACTCAATGGCAGAACTGCCGATGGCTTTAACTATCGCAGCTGTAACTTTGCCTTGATCCTCTGCGAACGCTCTAAATATAGCGCGACCAGTCATCTTGCGAGTTGATCGACCTGCTTGACCTTGTTGGCGTGGGCGAGCATTTACCAGATCACCAGTTGCATTTGCTCGATCTAAGAACTGCTTGCCAGCATTAGGGTTTAGCGACTTGTTATATCCGCGGCCTTCCTCACGATATGAGGCGGGTGTGAACTTAGTGCGAGTAAAGGTTGGTTGACCACCTGGGTTCTTACGCCCTGCGGTCTCATAGATCGCTCCACCGGCGGAAGCGTTGATGATACGCGCTAAAGATACGAAGCCTCGCTTGTTAGGCTTAGAAGGGCTTGTTGAATACTTGATACCACGCTTGGCTTCTGCTTGATCGTACTTCGGGAACACTCGATACTTAACTGTGTTCTCTGATGATGTGGCTGAAGTCCAGCCAGATAGCATTGCAGTATTTGATGGCATATAACCACGAGCTGTATTAGTGATCGGCTTTAGCGCAGCCGCCATCTGCTTAGTTGTGGCCTTGGCTAGATCAGGCTCAAACTCTCTGAGGGCTTTGCGAAGTTTATCAGCGCCTTTTAACTCGACTGGCATCGCTCTGCTCCTTTGCTTTGTCCTTCAGGGCTTGTAATAAAGTCCTGAACATTGTGTGATCTAGTTCAATTAAAGTTTGGGGCGAGAGTCCAGTCTCAAGCGATAATCTCGCTACGAGATAGGTGAAGGACTCCCGCGTTACTCCAAAGGGTCATCATCGAGAACCTCGACTCGCGCCAATGTTTCGAGGAATGACTCTCCGAAGGGTTTTACGGTTTCACCCGACCGACGAATTGCTTCCCAGCAGAGCCAATAAACATCGCTTTGCTTTTCATCATCTCTAAAGGCTTTATGAAAGCCCTTCTTTGCATATTGCTCGAAGGCGTACTCGATCGCCGGAGTGATCTGGTACTCGTTAACGCTTCCATCTGCCCTTGTTACCTTTAGTTTTGCCATGCTTTTGCCCCTTA